TTCCGTAGCGATATTGTCCGGGCTGATAATCAGCGACATGTCAATTGTAGTACCAGCCATTAGTGAGCAATGCCTCCGAATCTAGAAGAAAAAATAATGTTCTCGGTATTAAATCTTCTACCAGCAGTATTGCTTGATGGTTTAACAGCAATACCAATAGCAGAGGCAAGAGCATCCTTGATGTCATCGTGAGGAGGGTTATTCGTAACAAGTTCCTCCTCAAGAAGCTGACAGTTACCACCTTTATAATGGTAGATAGACAGGTTATCATACCTTGGTTCCAGTACAGAAGACATACGTTCTTCCTTGGAACCGTCATGCCTTGTCGGTCTATGCTCTTCGATCTTGAGCATCAGGCCATGAGGCTTGATATAACTGTCCTTCAACTCTTGCACAATTGCGGCCTGTGCAGCCGTTACTTCAGCCCTAAGCTTCTTGAAATCCCATTTATTAAGAAGATCAAGAATGTGTCTGAAGTACTCTGAAATCTTGTCCGTTCTGAATCTGTCAATGTCAAGAACATAAACATTATTTTCGTAATCAACACCTATAACTACAATCGCTGTGTAGTCTGCCTTCCTTCTAAGGCTGTAAGCAAAGTCTACAGCAGCAAACACATTAAGCTTTCGTTCTCTATAATACCACGAACCTGCTGTATTTGTCAAGTATTCTTTTTCAAAATACTGAAACTTATCATAGTCAATGGGTCGGTTATCCGGGTCATTCGGATCATTATAATACTGCGCCCTGAACTGGGTCTTGTCCAAGTACTGCGCTCTCTTCTTAGCAAGAATCTGGATATCAAACCCAAATGACTTACCATCGTGCCTTGTCTGCTTCGGCCACAGGAACTCTCCGGTCCCGTCCCCTACGTCCTCTACAGCCCTCTCAAAGGTTTCATAGATAGGCTCAGATCCTATTATCTCACCACCCTTGTTATAGATATCCTCCTCCATACTGAGGAGTTCTGAGTACAAGTCCTTGGGATGGTACCGTGTACCCACCACCCATTCTCTGGCGTTAGCGCCCTCAATAGAAGACAGAAGAGAATACTGAGACTTAACCTTGTCCCTGCCTTCCTGAGTATAAGCATTTTCATAGACAACAACGTCATCCAGTACAGCAATATCACAGTGCAAACCAGTAAGTGAAGTTGTTAGACCACCAGTAAAGACTGAAGGATCACGGATGTGTTCCTCTTTTCTTCTGGGGTGATCCAATGAGATTTCACTCATGGTCCATTTTTCTCTCTTGCCTTCGTCATCATGGATATGGTCAGGCCAGTATCTCCTGTGGATATCCGAAGTAAAGATAGACTTAATAAACGAAAGCTGCTTCTGGGCTAGATTAGAAGTTGCAGAGATGTACAAAACTCTCAGGGTAGGATCTCTGGTCAACTCCCAAGCAACCCGATAAGCAATCATAGCAGACTTACCATGATCTCTTGGCAGCAGAGTAAGCTGATGAGACTTAGCATTCTCCCTATTCCACCAACGGCAGAGTTCTTCATGGACTGAACCCATGACTCTCTGCGGTGCAACAAGCCTAATAAAGGTTAGAAGATCCTGTTCAGCAGCTTCTCTGATGTCTTCAATGCTTGCCATTACTGTACCAGCTTAAGCCCAATTCTGGCAGCATCATCCTGTAGTGTCTTATTTGTCTGGACTTCCTTACGGAGTTCAGCCTGTACTTCTTCCTTGCTGGGTCTTCCTCTCTTACCCTTCTTATCAAGGTAATCGTTATCAGCAAGGTACTTCATAGCCTGAAACGAAAGCTTCTCATCTTCGGTAGCAGCCTTAATGATAGACTTCATAGCCCTAGCCTTCAGCTTCAGGTTCAGTTCTTTCCGCCACTGGTCGATGTGAGGACGGATAATAGGAGACTCAAGAAGTCGCTCCCAATGCTTATAAGAGCCAAGGGCAGCATGAGCAAAATCGTACTCAGTAACATCCTCCATTTCGATATACATCTTCTTCATAGACTTGTAGACTCTACCATCAGCCTGATGGTCATTCTCTTTCAAAGTCCATGCAGTTCCCATCTCTTCCCTATTCTCAGGGAGAGTAGTCTCGTAGAACAAACCTTTTGTATGAGTCATACCCATTTATTTAGCACCTCTCATGTCAGACTTAGGTCCAAGCTTCTTTCTAACTCTGAGATGCTTAGGCTTCTTTCTACGCTTAGTAGTTATCTTGACAAGCTGGTCTTTCCCGTCAAACTTCTTTTTCATTTACATTTCTTCTTTCTATGGTCCCAAGTTCCACCCCGAAGCACACACTTTCTCCAAGCAGCTTCTTCTTCTGGCGGCATCCTTTTTGTTATAAAAGGTAGCAGGGATTTAAAGATTACACTACCAAGACCTACCCAGAATGTTGGGGATCTTGCGATAAGGAAGGCTCCTGAGAATAACCCAAGGAATAAACCAAGGATCAGGAGTCCTTCAATCCAGTTCACTTCTTAGCCCAGATAGACCAAGCAGCAACGAAGATTGTACCAAGAGCGCCGATCACTGTCTCAAGAGTAGCAGCATCGATCATACCCTTAGCAACAAGATAACCACCAGCAGCAGCAAGAACCGCTCTAGCAACACCCCAAGCCATTTCTTTTGTCATAATGTTCTCCTATTAATTACGGATATTTATTTCTAGGCAGTTCAAAGTGAGGACCATCTTTAAAAGATTTCCAGTCTCCACCCCAAGTAATCGGAACCTTTTCAAGACTAGCTGCCTTCTTCATCAGGTCTGCAAGTTTACTGTACAACGGCCAGTCCCAACGGACTTTACCATTCAACGTAACAGCAAAGTCTACAGCCTTAGCATACCTATCTTTACCGGGGATATGTCTTGAGTTAAGAGTCTTGCTTGCGCCTTTTTTAACCAACAGCTTCTGTTCTTCTAGAGTTCTAACAGTACAAGTAACAATAGCACCAAAGTCAGGATCTTTAACAAGCTTCTGCGCTCTGCGAACTACCCTTACCATATCAGGATGAAGTTTTTTCAGTTTGTTTTCAGAAGATTGATTAAATTTCATTTTCTCAATGCTTCCTCAATTGAGCTTAACTTAGCCATAATTGCTCTACTTGTTTCACGAATCTCTGTAATTTCTCTTTCGTGAGTTTTCTGTAAAGATTGGATATTCGCATTTAGAACAGCAATCTTAGTCTCATGTGTATTCTGTACACGATAAAGCACCCACACAAAAGCAGCAACTGGAGCAATAATCCATTGGACTACAGAATTTAAAAAATGAAGAGAACTAAAATCCATGTGCTATACCCAACTATCTACGAATAGCGGTTGCTTTAAGGGTTCCGCTGCCAAGATCGACAGCACCAACAGTAGGGTTAAACAAAACTACTGTTACCGTATCTGCTGCCGAGACATACGCCGACATCACCAACCCAGTCATGTCTAAAGAAAATGATGCTTCAGCATAATCCCCAAGGGCAGCACCTGTAACAGTAACTGTCGTTGTTGTAGATGCAGAGGCAGCAATTGACGGTGGATTAAATGTCTTTGATCCTGTGCAGGTCAGGAACCAATTGGATACAATAACAATCCAATTTTTATTGTCAGGCTCATAAACCATATCAATACGACGGCCATTTATTGTAGAGGGTAGAGTATAGGAAGCTGCACCCATAACAGTAATACCAAGAGCCGCATCAGCAGTAGATGGCTGAATCGTAATAGCCATTCCACCACCAGTTTCAGTAGCATTGGCCGTAGCCTGATAGACCGTAACTTTCTTTCGTCCAAAAAGTCTATCGTAATCAGGCTCGTAAGTTAAATTGATAGTGGTTGTTCCTACCCACCGAGTTGTCGTAAACTCATCATTTCCCGGTGCGTTTGACAATGAAAAGGAATTTGTTTCAGCCGTACCAAACGGTTTGCCAACAGAGTACACGGCACCGCCAGAGCCGTCGAGCAGCGTTAAAGAAGCAAACTCTTTGTAAACTTTTTCGCCTGTTGATGTAATTGGAACCATCATTTCAATATCAGCAGGTCGATAAACTGAAATGCCAGAAATATTTACTTGCGTCGGATCAACCCTATCGATAACCAGCAAGCCCAACGCATTTCCATCAGAAACTTCTGGATGAAAACCAGTTACGGTCAAACCGATATTCAAAGATCGAATACCAAGTGCAACGCTAGATACTTCTGCAACAAGGCCCTTAATTTGCGGTCCGTACAATGTTGATACATAACAAGCAATACCACAGCGTAACGCTTGAATCCCATCAACAGTCATGCCAGCAGAGTTTGATGCATCAATCAGTACACCTGCGCCGTGACATGAAAAGATCGTACCGCTGGTAGCCGTTAGATCTTTAACCCAAGGATACAGCGTCAAGGTATTAGCAGAACGGTCAATTCCCCTGACTTGATAAAACTCACCCGAAATTCGCACAGCATCGTGAACCTGTAGTTCAGTTGGAATGCTGGTTGATGTCAAAACTGAACGCTGATCAAATAGCCCGGATGTACCAGTATCTGTTCTTCCTGAAAATGAAAAAGAAATATTCCAGTTTTGTGCATCTTCTGTAGGAGAGGCGCTTCCACAATTCCATGTTGAAATGCGACCAAGCGAACTTGTAATCGAGTTCCAGATGAATGCCCCAAATACCCGGTGTGTACCACTACCTGCTGTAGTCGTGTTAATTGCTGGTCCACCCGGCGTAGCCGACACCTGAAAACCTGTAAACGAAGTTTCTGCGGTAGATGGATCTATGAATGTTTTAACATAATACTGTTTATTCGGAACTAGTGGACTAGGAAGTGTTCCGGTTGTTGTAAAATAAATCGGGCTATTATCGACAAGGCCGTGCGTTCCCAACGAAACAACCGCTGGTGAAGCATTAGAAATCGTAACAATTCTGCCAATATCCAGTAAAGGAATAGGGGAAATACCAGAGCGGCTTGTCAGTGCTTGCACACCATTTCGCTTTGAACCTTCGACGTAGAATCCTTCAAATTTACTGCGGAAACATGTTTGAATATTAACGCCAGCGGAAGTAATAAGGCGATTAGAATAAGTAACTGTGCTGGTTCCCTTTGAATTACCATAGACTCTGATATATCCAGAGTGGTCGCAAAGTCTACCAGAAATATTTAGAGCAACATCAACTCCAGAAAGACAGTATAAAAAACCAGAAATATATTTATTATTATCACCTGCAATATTAATAGGTGCCGAGATACCATACTCGCCACTCCAGTCAAACGTCAAAGATTTACCCGAATTTGCCAAAGCAAAGTTAAAGAACTTCTGAAGGGCTACCGTGTCATCCGTTACTGCATCTCCAACTGCACCAAAAGCCTTAGCACTGTATGCACTTTCGCTTTCAGTAACATAAAGACCAACACCTCCCGCTGTCGTAAGCTGCTGGTCAAAAACCTTGTGCGTACCACTACCAGCACTAGATGTTTCAATAGCAATTCCACCGGGGACCGCAGAAATTTGAAAACTATCTGCATTAACAACTGTTCTGACAAAGTATGTTGTATTTGCTGTAATACCGGACGGAAGAGACCCAGTTGTCTGAAAAGTTATAGCTGTATTAACAACGAAGCCGTGCCCAGTTAGACTAATAACTGCGGGATTTGCATTAGAAATTGTAACTGTACGGCCCGCAGGAGCAACAGTATAGGAAAAACCTTCCTTGCGTGTTCTAATAATTTGCCCTGCAATAACTGTATTAGATCCTGTGCCGCTATAAGTAAGAGACGTATTAGCAAGCAAAGAAGTAAGGTTATCAAAATCACGGAAACCAGCAAACGATGCTGCTTCATCCGCTGCATCAAGAGCAATACCAGCACTAATATCAGCAGAAATAGCAGAGGCTTCTGCGGAGGCAGCGTTAGCAGCAGTTTCTTGAACAACGGTACTAAGATTTAAACCGTTTGAAATAAGGTTATCTACTGAGATAGAATTTACATTAAGAATATCGTTTGAGTTCATATCAAGATCTGCTTGCATAGCATTAGGAGTACTGCCGTCAAGAGATAGCGTATTATCAAAAGAATTTCTTATGTTATTAAAGTTATCATTAATTATTGTTGTACTCTGATAACCAGAAGCGACATTTGTAATATTAGGTTTCTTAGCCATTAATAATCTCCGGTTTCCAGTAATTCATCCCACCCGCCCATACTCTTGTTGGTGTTTTAACCATTGTTGGATTAACCCACTCTACTCCGGGTCCACCCTGAGCAAGCATTGAAGGATTTATATTTATATTAGTAATCCTAACATTTACATGCCAATTCTTTTCTTCAATGGGACCAATCTCATCAATATTGCAAGTTTCTACAAGATTATTAGATTCTGCAAAAAAGTCCCAGCTAGTTTTATTAACGGCCTTAAACATAATATCGATCATTGTAGAGACCTTGTTTGAAGTTCAGAGTTTGAAAGCCGACGAGGCATATAAGTAAGTTGTCTTACCCAACCATTTAAAGGAGTTATGTTATTATGTCCCGCGCCAATATTTAGTGTTGTTACAGTAGGAAGTACAGCAGTTGTATCCTGAGTTCCTAAAGTTCCATTCACCGCAATTTGAACTGAATTTGTTGCAAAACCCATTGCTGCTGTATACAAAGTATTGGCAGAGTAAGTCCCACCGCTAATAAATGCTTGTGTTGTTCCACTAGCAACGATAAAAGCACGAACACCAGTAGAAGCATAAATAATAGCACGATTTGTCGAAGTACCGTCTGTTAATCCCGCAGCGGTTTGCCCTGTTGCCGTTGGTTCAGTAGATACAAATTTAGCAACTAGAGTACCTGCTGTACTGGAATATGGGAATGCACTTGTTGCTAGTGAAGCGTTATCAGCATTGCGTGTTACTTGACTTGTTGTTGTTGTGATAGGACTTGTAATAAATGCGCCAAGTTCATGCTGAAAATTAGCAACATCTACTTCATCACCATTTGTCGTAATCCGAATACCTACTGTAGGATTAGCCGCTGTAGCAGAAGGAATAGAAACCCTAGTCCATTCTGAAGTTACTGTAACGGCTGTCCATGTTGTACCATTATCCTGCGTTAGTTCAATAACCCCAGAACCAGTACGGCGCTTAATATATGTACTTGTGATACGGGCAGCGGATGTACTTGTAATAGCCTGAAGTGCAGTTGCATTTGCATCTGTTGCTGTCAAAGTCGATGCACTGTTTGTTACACCATCGGGGCCTGTTGCTGTTTTAGCAGCGGTAAGGTTTGTTTTTGTCCATGAGGCGGTATTAAAATCATTTGACTGAAGACAAAGATTAGTTCTCTGCATTTCAATTAAAAGACCACGGGGGGTTAAAGCTACTGGATCATAGTCCAAACGAGGGACACCAGAGGAAACACTTTCAAGAAGACCAGATTCGTTAATCCTATTAGCTGTCGAAGCTCTGGTAAAAGTAATAATTCCTGTAGCTGTATCCTTAACTGATACCTCGGATGTTACAATGTCTGAAGTATTATCAATAAAGTCAAGGCTCAAACCATCAGGCTCACCCAGCAACTGTAGCGTAGAATTAGACACAGAAGCATAAAGATTCAAGGCACCACTTCTGTGGTAAAGACCAGAAATAGTTGTCTCAGAGTTAGAGAAGAATCCACGGATAGCCCCAGAGGGGTGATACAAACCCCTAAGTCCATCGACAGCAGAGACTACATTAACAGAACCATCGGGGGCTGTCTCACCAGTAAAAGTAGACCCAGAAACTGGTGTTACACGCAAAGCAGAGTCAGCGGTATACCTACCTCTTGTGACAGAAGTATCTGATATCACTGCATTAATAGATCCGCCTTTGGTGTAGATACCCATAAAAGATTTCAGCCCCTGTCAAAGAATGGTTAGACAAAAGAAAAACAAAGAAAAGACAAAAAGATAGATTGGTTATACCTAAGGTATATACTATTAGATCTTCCTTTGGTAAGATACTTTTATTTAAGTACCTTAAAGATTTTATTACCAAAGGCTAGGACTAGACTAACTTAAGTTTAATCCCCCGGTTTAACATATGGTTATTATAACATATAGCTAACCGGGAATCAAGAACTATTATGTCTCACCCCCGGTCTAGATCAACATAATAGTATACCTGCGCTGATATGCCGCAAGTAATAATACAGGTTAAACTAGGGGTAAGACCCATTTGTCAGGAATTTCTCTGAGAAAATTTTTAGTTGTGATTAGGGGGATGGAGGGTAGCTAAACCCCCCGCCCACCCGTTACCCCTAGGAGAAAACCTAAAAAGATTTTATACAATTTTATCTATAAAGAAACTATATGTAATTCCTGGGGTTACTAGGAATAAATTCCTAACAGATTGTTTTATATAATTGTTTTACCCAAGGGGATATATCAATTGGATTTACATATTGATTGTATACAATTTATGTGGGTTAAC